CCTCGATCTCATCGAGCCGCCGACCCATGCGTTGCATGGCCTGGTCATGGCTGGTCTGGCGCTCTTCGACGCTGACCATGCGTTCGATCAGTTGGCGCATCAGTCGCATTTCCTTGGACAGGACGTCCATTTGCGTTTCGATCCGCGCCAGTCGTTCCAGGCTGTTGTCACTGCTCATGCCGTAAGAAACCGTATCAGAGGTTGAATGATGTCATCCCGCCACTGCGCCGGAAGGTCTGCGTTGCCGCCTTTGATCGGCATAGGCGGGCGCGCCAGGACATCGCCCCAGGGGATCGGCCCGCCACGCTTGGTGCGGCCGTACTGGCCCTTGCGCGCGCCGTACTGGTGGGTGGCGGCGTATTCGACGTTTGTGCCGACGGTGACGCTGTTGCGCGTGGCGTGGTGGATGATGCTGTTCATCAGCCGGCCGGTATCGCGCAGGGGCCGGTCCTCTCCACTGCCATTGCCCTTGCGGCGCTTGGCCAGGGTTGCCGGCGACAGCGGCGCCCACGGGCGGCCCCAGGGGTCGCGGCCGTCGTGGAAGGTCAGACGGATGTTGTCCGCCAGGGCGCTGCCGATCATGTCCATGACCGGGGTCATGTCGTCCACGCGCGCGCGCAGCCGGTTAAGCAGGCGTTGTACTTCACGGTCGTCGAGGGTGACGCTGACGCCGCTCATGAGTCCAGCCCTCCCGGCATGCGGGCGAAATAATCGCCGGTGAAGACGAGAGTACGCCTGCCGGCGGCGACACGGCCCGTGCCCCCCTGGTCCAGCCTGACCGCGCCAGGCACAGTGACCTTGCCGCTCTCGACGCGTTTCAGCCAGTCGTGCGCCTCCTCGCAACGCGCGCGGTAGAGCGGCGGCACCTCGTGGCTATGGAGGCGGCAGACGGCCAGGTCGGTGGCGCAGGTGCGGAGCCGCTCGTCCGGCGTCGCCACTGGGGTGGCGTAGCCAGCGGCCGCCAGCGCATGGTCGATGGCACCCTCGGCTTTGGCGATGGCATCGTCAACCTCTGCGTTATCGACCGTGTTGACGCCGATTTTGTCGGTCAGCTGAACCAGCTCCTCCTCGCCGCGGCCGAGGGTTTTGATGATGCGCGCCTTGTCGGTGTAGTGGCCCACTTATGCCACCGACTCCCAAGCCGCATCACGCTCGGCGGCGCTGATGTCGAGGCCCAGCAGCAACTCCAGAGCCTTCACGTCCGGCTTCCCGGCCTTGGTCCAGACTTCCTCGTCAGTGCGCTCGGGGTCGGACTCGAGCAGGTCGCGGATGGCGGCTTCGATCTGCGCCTGGCGGTTGTCCGTTTCGGACCCGCTGTTGTCCGTTTCGGACCCGCTGTTGTCCGTTTCGGACCCGCTGTTGTCCGTTTCGGACCCGCCGGCGGCATCGATCGCGATACCCTGGCCGATCAGCCAAGCAGCGGAGGCATCGATCACTTCCACCACCTCGCCCTTGCGGCGGCGCTCACCACGGATGGGATAGTCACGCGTCAGTTTGATGTGCATGGCAATCCCCTATCAGGTGGTGATGACCTTGACCAGGGTGGCCGGCCGCAGGCACAGCGGCAGGGGGTTGGACTGGGTGTGGATGTCCCAGCCGCGGCCGAAATCGCCCTCCTTGATCTTGGCGTAGTAGAGCTGGCCCAGGGTGTTGACCGTCTCGTTGAAGTCGGCCGGTGCCGCGTAGTTGCGGAAGGTGGCGGCGGTGCCTTCCGGGAAGGCGCGTCCCTCGGCGGCGCCGAAGAATTGCACGGCGGTGCCGTCGAGTGCGGTCACCTCGGCGTCGTAGACTTCGAAGGTGATGCCCATGAAGCGGAAGGTGTCGATCTCTTCGCGTCCTGGGCGGTCGGCTTGCCAACGATCCCATATCTCCTTGACGCTGGGGTGGTTGACCAGGGCGTCGAACAGGTCAGGCGACACGAAGCAGCGCACGCCGGTCATGCGCTCGCCCAGCAGGTTCTTGCGGATGTGCCGGGTGATTTCGGCGCACTTGGCCTTGACGTCGGTGGTGGCGGCGCCGAGCTGCAGGTCCACCGTTTTCTCGGTGATGCCGAACTCGGCATAAAGGTCGTAGAGCACGGTGGCGCCGTCGCCGTCGATGATCTGGCCCTTGAGCGCGCCCAGGCGCAGCCATTCCAGGGTCTGCTCGTGGGAGGCGCGCAGGTCGGAGAGCCGGTCGTTGACGAAGCGCATCAGTGGTTCCAGGCTGTCGGCGGAGCCGAAGGCCATGAGATTGCGCACGTCGTTGGGCGAGATGTGATCCTCCAGCGGAATGTGGGGGATGTTGAAGGTGCGCCGGATGCGGGTGCCCTTCTCCATGGTGGAAGCGGGCGCGCCGCGCTCCTTGGAGGGCAGCAGCCGCAGGACGCCGCCACGCTCTTCGACGGTCACGGTGTCGGTGGGCACGCCGCGCACGTTGAACAGGCCCATCTCGCCAAGACGCCCGTACTGGTTGGGGATGGCATTGATGGCGTCGGTCAGCTCGGCGGCGGTAAACAGGTTGTTGTTGAAGGGGTTGAGCAAAGCCATGTCGTTTTCCTCTTAGCGAACCAGGATGCCGAGTGCGGCGAGATCGTTCTGCCCATCGGCGACGGCAGTGCCGGTCTGGCCGTTCCAGTCGAGGGCGCGATTGAGCACCACAGCTGGGCCGCGGGCGAGAATGACGCCCTCGGTGACGCCATTGGTGGCGTCCACGTCGGCCAGCAGGACGCCGGCGGCGGATTCGGTGCCATTGGCTGCGGCATTGTCATAGGCGGCGTATTCGCCGCTTGCAGTAACCTTGCCCACCACGGCACCGGCAGGCAGGTTCTGCCCGGCGGCGATGAACACCTGTTCACGGGTGTACTGGGGTTCGAGCTCGTAGTGCAGGAACTCGGATTCGCGCGTGCCAAGGGTGTAGGTGGCCATCAGGCGTTACCTCCATACTGTTTGCGGGCCAGTTCGGCCAGAGAGAGCTTCTGTCCGGCGCCGTTGCCGCCGTCGGTGACCGTTTCGGTGAACAGCGCGGGAGGCAGATCAGCCGCGTTGGGCTTGGACGGGGCCGCCAGGGCCAACATGTCCTTGCGCAGGGCCTCGAATTGCTCGTCGGAAAGCGCCAGGTAGGGTTTTGCGGCGTCTTCGGAGAATTCGCGTTTCAGCGTGTCGAACAGATCGCGCACGGCGGCAAGGCGGGCGGACTGCATCTGCGCCTCGAGCTGCTGCTTGAGCTGGTCGCGTTCCTGGTTGGCGGCTTCGAGTTGCTGTTTGAGTTCGGCGACTTCGGCCTGAAGCCGCTCCATTGCTTGGGTGTTGTCAGGCATGTCGCCCTCCGGTGGGTTGGGTGGCTGGGATTCGCCATCGAGCGAGAGCAGGACGGCGGAGGTGTCGGCATCGGCGCCAAGGATCACGATGGAGACCTCGCGCACGATGCCGTTGCGGTAGATGCTGATGGGGCCGTGGAAGGTGCGGCCGTTGACGTCGACCTGGTTGCCCGCCTCCACACGCTCGACATTGAAGTCATAGATGCCGGGGCTCATCTGGTAGGCGATGCCGGCTTCCATCTTGGCGCGGATCTCGGCGGCGGTGTCGTCGATGTCGTCGAGCAGGTAGCCGTCGTCCAGGCGAAGGGAGCGGCCGTCATTGCGCACCACCTCGGCCTTGCCGATGACCTTGCGGTGATCGTGCTGATACAGGATGGGAAGGTTGTCGGCCACCTTGATGCTGGCCATGTCGAGCACGAAGGGGCGGATGAAGTCCTTGATGGCGCCACCGCCGTTGATGACGCCGGCCACGCGGGCGCGGGCGTCGCCTTCGCCTTGCGGGTTGACCTTCAGTTCCAGCGGGCTGTGCGCCAGGCAGCGCAGGAGGTTGATTTTGCTGTTCATGGCCGCGAGCCTAGCGGGTGCTGGCCGATGGCGTAATGGTGCAATATTGCACCCCCAAGGCGGCGCGTGGACGGGCTGTCAAGAGGGGCCAGCCTCGGCCGGGAGAGTGGCCCAAGGGCGCACTGATCTCGGGAGCGGGGAGAAATCAGGGGTGGAGGTGGGTTTCCAGCTCGCCCTCGAGGGCGGCGTCGAAGGTGACGTTGTTGTCGGTGGCTGCATCTTGCAGCCATTTCAGGCCGGCGGCGACGTCGCGGACGATCTCCGGGCCGGGAAGCGGTGTGTGGCAGTTGAAACACTTGGCCGGGGCGTTGACCGCTCCCAGGGGGATGGAGACCGACGCGCCACACTTCCTGCAGACCAGCCGCACGCCGGTGATGGCATGAACGGGGAGGTGGAGGTGGGTGGTCATTTCGTCAGCCCCGCCGTGGCCTCGGCCTGCATGCGCTCGTACATGTCTTTCATCCACTGACGGCGCTTTTCGCTGATCGGTTGGCCGCGCTCGCGCGCCCAACGCTCGCGGGTCTCCTTCATCTCATGGAGGATCTCGATGGCGCGTTCGCGGGTGTAGCCGCCACGGATGAGCGCGGCGATCTCTTCCTCGTCTGCGGCAAAATTCCTGTTCTTCTTCACGGATTTTGGGTCTTTTTGCTCATACATGATTCGATACCCGTCCTGAATACCACGGTATTCCAGTTGCACACCCCTCGGCAGCACCAGTTCCGGCTCATCTTTAACCGAAAATGCGCTGATGTCCCGCACGCTCTCCAGGTGCATCTCGATCTGCCACTCGCCTGGGTACTGCTCTCCCTCGACGCCCATCACGGAAGTATAGCCGTTGTACCGCACCACCCGGCCCTTGCGGTGAGCATCCCGCCAGCGCTGGCTGAGCGGGTCTGGCATGCCGGACAGCGACACGCCACGCCAGTAGGTGCCGGGCACGGGCGGCAGCGCCGAGAGGGCTTCGTCCATGAGCAGGGTCATGACGCCGATCTTGTAGAGCTGGCCCTCGGGGAACGGCAGCGGTTCGTCCAGATGGACCATGAGCCGCCCAAGGGTGTTCATGGCAACATAGAGCGGCACGATGTCATCATCGATGCCGAAGTGGTGCTCGCGGTCGGTGTAGGCGCGCAGGATGACGCCTTGTTCCAGGGTGATGTTGTGCGCCAGGGTGGCGTTTTCCACGGCCTTGGCGTGGCGCGTGAAGGCCTTGTTGCCCATGACCTCGCGCAGCAGGCGGTTGCGGTCGTCCCAGCGCTTGAGGGTGTCGCGGTAGGCATCCAGCGCCTCGCGCAACGCCGGATGCACGCACCACCCCGGCTCCCGCCCGGCCAGTCCGCCACGGCATTGCCCCTTGCGCTCTTCGATGGCGCGGGAGACGCCCTCCTCCGGGCCGTCGTGGCAGGGGGAGTAGTCCCAGCCGGGGTCGGGGGTCTTGCCGGGGAAGGGCTTGAAGCCGCGCCGCTTGGCCTGGGCCTCGGACAAGCCAATGACGGTGCAGCGACAGTTGAAGCCAGCAGGCGGGGTCCAGGTGCGCCAGATGGGGTCGTCCACCGGCGCGATGAACCCGTGCATGGCGGCATGGGCCGGGCGGGTGCGGCTGTCGTTGACGGCGGAGTACATGAGGTAGGGGCGGATGGCCTTGGCGGCCTGGATGGCGCGGCAGCGCCCGGCGGCGTACCAGCCCTGGATGTTGGTGCGGAAGATGGTCTCGATGCGGTGCGCCGGCAGGCCAAGTGGAATCTCGCCCGCCGCCACCTTCGCCTTCCACTTGCCTAACGACTCGCCGCTGGCCAGGCTATGTTCGAGGCTGCGCTTGACTGCCTCGATCTGATCGAGCACGGCCACGCCGGACACCGAGAAGGCGGCCGCGCGCGCCCGGCCCTGGAGCAGGCCGTAATACTCGACTGGCAGCACCACCTTCTGCGCTCTGGCCCAGGCGATGGCTTCGGTGAGTGGGACTGGCTTCATGATCTTCTTTCTCCTGCTACGGCCGCCCACGCGGGGCGGCCTGGGTGGTTCAGTTGACCCACAGGTGTCGCATTTTCTCAGCGGTCTCGCGCAGTTTGCCCTTCATGGTCTCGATACCGTCGAACAATTCCAGGCTGGCGAGTGCCAGCCGGGTGAGGGTGTCGAGGTCGCGCATGGGCACGGCGCGCCAGCCGGGGAGGATGGCGTGGATGTTCTCGGGCAGCTTGGCGGGGTCGATGACCACCTCGCCCTCGCCGAGCGGCTGCATGTGGGTGATGCGGTCGCCCTCGATGGTCATGAGGACGGTGAGCCGTCCGCCGGTGGCGGTGAGGGTGCCCAGCAGGGCGGGCTTGTTGCCCTGCTCGTCGGGCATGGTCCGGATGTACTCGACCGCCTCGTCGAACTTCTCCGCCGGCAGGTCGCGGTAGCGGGCTAGCCGAAAGTGGTTGTTGAAGCGGCTCCAGTAGTAGGCGCGGTTCTTGCCCGTCTCTCCGGCCCGCTCGGCCACCAGGGCGGCCAGTTCCCCGGCCTGGGCCTTGGTGATGGTGGGCGGCTCGGGCAGGGCCGGGGCCTGGCCGCTGACCAGCGCATCGAAGGCGCGGATGACGGCCAGGTGGAACTTCGCGCTGATCCACATGGCGTAGGCGTAGACCAGCTCCTTGCAGGCGTAGGTGGCGCTGCCGCCGGGGCCGCCACGGACGGACTTCACGGGGGCAAACGCCAAATCTGGCGTTTGCTCGATTTCGGCGATCAGCGCCTTGGTCTGGTCAATGCGCAGCCAGCGGTTCGGGGCGTGCTTTTCCTCTGCGCCGCTGGCCTTGTGCAGGTCGTTGAGGCTGTACAGGCCGTCGTGGATGCGGATGTCGGTGTTGAGGACGGTGAGTGCTTGGGTCATGTCGGTTCTCCTGTAGTCAGTTGAACCGCCACGCTTCCGCTGTCAATCGAAAGGGTGGCGGGGTGCGCGGGTTGACAGACCGGCCTACAGGAAACCGGCGGGCCTTTCGGCCCCCCACGCACCCCGCCATAGAACTCGGGCACGAAAAAACGCGCTCGGATGGCGCGTGGTGCGCCTGTAGGTTTCGGGCTGTCACCCCCGGCCACCGAATTTGCGGTGACGCCCTGAAGGATAGTCAGGGCTTCGGAGGGCGTCAAGCGGCGGAGGTTCAGGGCTGCCGGTCGATGGTGTCGTGGCAGGCCACGCGCCGCAGGATGGCTATGTCGCCCTGGATTTCCAGCGAGACCTTGTAGTTTCCGGTGACGTGAAAGGTGTAGAGGGCGGGTTTGCGGTAGCCCTTGAGCTTTTCGAAGCGCAGGCCCGGCGGCATGGGATC